GTCCCAAACATGCTCTTCACTGGAACAGCAGGTCTTGGTAAAACGACCGTTGCTCGTGCCATCTGTAACGAACTTGACCTTGACTACATCCTGATCAACGCTTCAGAGTCTGGTAACATTGACACTCTGCGTGGAAAGATCAAACAGTTTGCCTCAACTATCTCTCTGGGCGGAGGTTACAAAGTCGTAATCTTAGATGAGGCAGATTACCTGAACGCGCAATCAACCCAACCTGCCTTGCGTGGATTCATAGAAGAATTCTCAAAAAACTGTCGGTTCATCCTCACTTGTAACTTCAAAAATAAAATTATTGAACCATTGCACAGTCGTTGTGGTGTGTTTGAATTCAACACAACCAAAAAAGATATGGTAATTCTTTGCCAACAGTTTATGAAGAGAGTGACGGATATTCTGAAAGACGAGAATGTGCTCGTCCCCTCAGACCCTTCAACCCTTGCTGAATTAATTATGCGTCATGCTCCTGACTGGAGGAGGATACTCAATGAGTTGCAACGTCATAGTAGAAATGGACAACTGCAACTAGACGTGTTGAGTAACTCTACCTCTGGTAATATGACAGAATTATTCAAACATCTCAAAGCAAAGGATTTTAAACAGATGAGAGTTTGGGTCGCTAATAATATGGACGTAGACTCTGCTTCTATTTTTCGAGAGATCTATGATTCTATGAATGACGTGGTCACTCCTAACAGTATCCCGCAACTAGTTCTTGTCCTCGCAGATTATCAGTATAAAAATGCCTTTGTTGCTGATTCTGAATTGAACATGGTTGCTTGTTTGACGGAGGTAATGGCAAATGTCGAGTTTGTTTAAGAGCGTATACAAATTTCGCGAAGACGAATTAATCAAAGAGTTTATCGAGTACATCGATTCAACTTATAAAGGGCATTATGGTCAAGGCGGATTGCAATCTTCAGAGGTAATTGTAGATCGTGGTCATGGACTTGGATTCTTCCTCGGTAATGTTGATAAGTATAATGGTCGTTACGGGAAGAAAGGTACGCCAGACGATCATCGCAAGGATATCGTAAAAATTATTCACTATGGGTTTCTTGCGCTCTATGAACACGATAGAATCCATGGAGATAATGATGGATTGGGATGATTTGGACGAAGAGTTCACCACCACCCTTTCAAAGAAAATGTACAGGTTGATGATTGAATTAAACAAAACTTGCGTGAAAGAGTTTTCTGATTTCACCATGAAAGAGTTGACTGCGATCAAAGAATTTTATGGGGGGAGTCTAGTATACTCAATCTACAAAGATGTAGAGTTTGTTCTTAGCGAACCCAGAGGATCGGATACAATACACTGATGAAAATATTACTTACTGGAACAAGAGGATACCGTAAAGGTTTCATTGCTAGTCGTTTCTTAGAACTCTATAGTGATGTTTATGATATCACTGAATATGAAGGCGATATCAGAGACTTTGAAATTAGCATGTTTGATGGTTTCGATATGGTACTTCATCTTGCTGCTATGGCAGGAGTGAGGAGGTCGCACGAAGAACCAGAGTTGTATTGGGACGTGAACGTGGTGGCATCTCAAAAAATTTTTAGGCAATGTGAGGACGCCAGAATCCCAGTTCTGTATGCTTCTTCTTCATCAGTTTACGAATGGTGGTTGTCCCCGTATGCGAGTACAAAGTGGTTCATGGAATACATCGCCCCAAGAAATACTTTGGGTTTGAGGTTTCATACTGTCTATGGTCCTAACAGTCGAGTTGACATGCTGTACGATATGCTATTGAATAAAAAAGTGAGTTACCTAACGGATCATACTCGAGACTGGACTCATGTTGATGATATTTGTTCCGCGATAGATGTATGCCTAAAGAATTTTCACGACATGAAAGAGTATCGCGCGATAGATGTGGGCAACGGGCAACCAGTAACAGTAGTGGATATGGCGAATAAAGTTTGGCCAGATAATAACCTTCCCATCAAAGAAGTTACTGGCGAGAGAGCAGACACTTGCGCTAATCCGACCATTTTGTTGCAATATGGTTGGGAACCAAAGCATCATATACTGGAAGATTGATTATGAATCCCTTTGATTTTTTGAACAGTATTACCTATAACAAGCAAGACCTGATAGTAGATGATGAGACTGAGAAAGGATACAACGCATTCCTAGTCAATCGTGGACTATCTTATTTCCAAGATACTGTTTTGTTAGCAAATGAAATGAACCGAAATCACCACCTTGACGGGAAGTTGCAGTATGACTTTCTTCGCGGAATCGTTCGCAAAAGGAAGAGATTCAGTAAATGGGCGAAGAAAGAAAAGGTAGAAAAGATTGACGTCATAAAAGAGTATTATGGTTATAGTGATGCCAAAGCAGAGTCAGTTTCTGACCTCATTAGTCCGGAACAGTTAGATTATATGCGGAGCAAGTTGTCCAAGGGTGGTATTTGAGGGACGCATTTTTCCTAAATAATACTTAATGTATTGTTCGTCATGACAATAATAACTATAATTTGACTTGGATCTAAAAATATGTATGACGCTGTGTACTGGTCTCCGCAAGATATGCTTGAAGTGACCCTTAATGAACCCGATGACTTTCTCAAAGTAAGGGAAACTCTAACGAGAATCGGCATTGCCTCTCGTAAAGACAAAAAACTATTTCAATCTTGCCATATCCTTCATAAGCAAGGAAGGTACTTCATAGTACACTTCAAAGAACTGTTCCTTTTAGACGGCAAGAAGTCCAACTTAGAAGAATCTGATTTACAGAGGAGAAATACCATCACAGTTCTCCTCAGTGATTGGGGACTTGTTAACATAGTAGACCCTTCTAGGGTTAAAGAAAAGGCACCACTTCGACAGATCAAAATTGTTTCGTTTCGTGAAAAGGATGAGTGGGAACTATGTCAAAAATATAACATAGGAAATAAACCCGCCAGTTAATATATGATTGATGCTTACATGCTTGTGGATTTTAATAATCCACTTTCTTTGCAATATATGAACTTATCGCTGGAGTCGTTCTCTCGTGTAGACGACTTAGTAAAAATAACTCCAGTACAATGCACTACTCCAGAAACCCTGCCCATAAGGTTCCAAGAAAACGAGGAACCTATCCCCGCATATGTCGACAGAAACGACCCCAACGATTTCCTCAGAGCAAGGTACTTTGGAGGGAGTTTCTGTGATAGTCCTTTATATCAGGCAATAATGTATTCTCAATATCAACTGATAAAAAGAATTGCCAACGGAGAACCAATAGCAATAATGGAGCATGATGCTGCTCTGGTGAACGAAGATTCCTTCAGGGAAATGGTGGATTTATTCTGGGAGCAAATAGACGTTTTTATCCCAGGTGCCTGTATGGAGTTCTATGGATTGAGCGAAAGAATTGCCAAATGGATGGTACATACATTAGATAATTTTCCTTTAGGGGAAACCCCACTAGACAGATTGTCTGGTCCATATGGCGTTCTGAATAGGTCTCCTTACCTTGGTTGGGAAGAAAAAACAAGTTGGTTGGTCCCTACAAAGAGCGAATATGATATAGACAAAACTTGTTTTTCCACAGATAGTATGTTCCATGCTCAATGCGCAAAGGGGCATCTATTTGAACCTGCTTGCAAACAATTTATGTTCAACACTTTAGAAAATACAAATGTAATGAAGTACGACCCAGAATCTACTAATCACTCTCATGATATAGATTATGACGGAAAATCTGGTTATCTTTGGAAAAGGGACTTTGTTTTTATTGACAAACCAGAAGAAATATAGTAGAATATAGTCTATGAGATTTTATACTAATATTTCCCGCATCGGTAATAGCATTTGTTATCGAGGATACAAGGATGGTATCCGAGAGCAATTCAGAGACTCCTTCAATCCCGTCATGTACTTGACCTCTCGTAAAACTGATTGCGAGTGGCGAACTCTTGATGGTCGTTGTGTAGAACCTATGGTTTTTGACAGTATGTCTGAGGCGACTGATTTCGCGAAGCGATATGAAAATGTTGACTCTTTAGAAGCACATGGTAATACCAACTTCGCCGCACAGTATATACAAAAGAACTATCCAAAAGACATACAATACGATTCTTCTGTAATCAAGATAGCGAATATCGATATCGAGGTTGCTTCTGATGATGGATTTCCTGAACCAGAACGTGCTGATGCTGAGGTTCAATCTATTTGTCTGAAGTATTTTGGGATAAAGACAGTTTATATCTGGGCACTTGAAGAGAAATACGAACCATCTAAGACTGAATTGGATATTAATCCAGAGGACATTATTTTCATCAAGTGTGACGGTGAACTTGATCTTCTATTAAAGTTTATTCAGTTTTGGAATCATAGGGATACTTGTCCGGACGTGGTTACAGGTTGGAACGTGCGTATGTTTGACCTGCCCTATCTTATCAACCGAACTAACCGACTGATTGGCGTTGATACTTCCAAAAAAATGTCTCCGTGGAACATGGTTCGGGAAAAGCAAGTCAGTTTACAGGGTAGAACTCAACAAGTCTACGATATCGTGGGAATTGAGCAGTTGGATTACTGGGACCTGTTTCAGAAGTTTGGTGTTTATTCTTATGGAGTACAAGAGTCATACAAACTTGACCATATTTCTAACGTCGTTCTCGGAGAGAAGAAACTTTCCTATGAAGAACATGGTAATTTATACACCCTGTACAAAGAAGACTATCAGAAGTTTATTGACTATAACATCAAAGACGTTTTGCTAGTAGAACGTATCGACGAGAAGATGGGTCTGATTGATCTCGCCATGACCATTGCCTACAAGGGTGGTTGTAACTATCAGGAAGCATTTGGTACTACGCAACTCTGGGACACCTACATTTATCGCGAACTTTGTAGTCGTAAGATTGTTGTCCCTCCCAAAATGGATCATGGTAAGGTCGACTTCGGTGGTGGGTTTGTAAAGACACCACAAATTGGTCGCCACTCTTGGGTTGTTTCTTTTGACTTGAACTCTCTGTATCCTCACTTAATCATGCAGTTCAATATGTCCCCTGAGACTATCGTTTCAACTCGAACCTCTGGTGTTACTGTAGACAACTGCCTTGATAAAACTCGTCCCGATTCTAAATCCCCAACGGATTGTATCGCCGCCAATGGTGTTCACTTCAGCAAAGACGAACGTGGTGTTCTCCCCTCTATCATTGATGGTTTGTATTCTGAAAGAAAACAGATCAAAAAGAACATGCTTGGCGCACAATCTCAGGTTGAGAAGGGTGTTGCTGGTGCTGAGAAAGAGATAACGAAACTCGACACTCAGCAGATGGCGATTAAGATTATGATGAACTCACTCTATGGTGCGCTCGGTAATCGTTGGTTCCGCTACTATGATATTCGCATGGCAGAGGCAATCACCATGTCTGGTCAGTTGTCCATCCGCTGGGCAGAAAAGGCAGTGAACCAGTACATGAACAAGATCGTTGGTACTGAAGACTTCGACTATGTTATCGCGATTGACACTGACTCGGTGTATGTAAACTTCGGTCCACTCGTTGAGAAGATGGGACTGACGGACACCGACAAGACGGTACAGGTGCTGTCACAGATTGGCGAAGATAAGTTTGAACCTTTGTTCGATAAATCATACGCTGACCTTGCCAACTACATGAACGCATACGCCAACAAGATGGTGATGGGTCGTGAGGCAATCGCCGATGCTGGTATCTGGACTGCCAAGAAGCGATACATCCTCAACGTGCACAACAACGAGGGTGTTCAGTATGCCAAACCTAAGTTGAAGATCATGGGTATCGAGGCAGTCAAGTCGTCTACTCCTGCCTCTTGTCGTGATGCACTGAAGGGTCTGTTCAAGGTGATGATCACTGGCACTGAGAAGCAGACTCAGGATGCCATCCAGTTGTTCAAGACTCACTTCAAGAGTCTCGCGCCACATGAGGTAGCATTCCCTCGCGGTGTATCAGACATAGGAAAATGGCGCGACCGTAATACGGTGTACAAAAAGGGTTGCCCAATACACGTGCGTGGTTCTCTATTATACAACAAATTACTACTTGACAATGGATTAGAAAAAAGGTATAATACTATCAAAGATGGTGAGAAGATTAAATTCCTCTATCTTGACAAGAAGAACCCTATGAAGGAAAATGTGATAGCATTCTATGATTTCCTTCCGAAAGAGTTTGGATTGCACAAATATATTGATTATGATACACAATTTGAGAAGGCATTTCTCGCCGTTGTTCGCCCAGTCCTGGAGGCGATCGGTTGGACAGAGGAGGAAGTCATCTCGCTTGAGGACTTTTTTGGGTAATGTATTCCCTGACAATTTTTCGTAATGCGTTCGACAATAAAACGCACAGAAAGATGGACTTTCCCGATTGGGAAGGTCTTGTCTCATTGCTAGAAAAATTGAGTAAAGTTTCCCTATCAGGAAAGAAAGACGCGCAACTGATCAGTCCAGCAGTCTACAAAGAAGGAACTACACGTGCTAATAAAAATGTTGAATGCTGGGCAAATTGGGCATGCGTCGATGTTGACGATTATGAGGGGGACATAAAAGATGTACTTGATCGTTTTGCAAATAATAACATTGTGGTTTACTCTACTGCTTCATCTACACCTGAGAAAATTAAATTCAGAATTGTCTTTGATCTCGATAGAGCAGTTGGAAAAGAAGAAATCAAAAAATTCTGGTTTGCTCTTAATAAATCCATTGGCGATCTTGGAGACGCACAGACAAAAGACAGTTCGCGAATGTATTACATCCCAGCGGATTACGTTGATGCTTTTAATTTTTTCTATACTAGGACTGGCGAACCAATTTCTGTTGACAGTTTGATGCGCGAGCACCCATATCAGGAAAAGACTGGTAACAGCTTCCTTGATAATTTGAGTGAAGAGATGCGAGAGTCCGTTTTAGAATATCGTAAAAATTCTCTTGACAATACAAACGTAACTTGGTCTGGTTATCGCGATTGCCCTTTCTTCCCGAACAAAATGGCAGACGATTACAAATCAGTTTCAGAGACTGGTTGGTACCATCAAATGTATAGGATTATGGTAGCGACTGCTTGTAATGCTGTGAAGGCAAAGTATCCAATAACAGCAGATCAAATTACCAATCTTTGTAAAGAACTTGACAGAGAGACAGGTAACTGGTACGAAAACCGTCCACTACATAAAGAGGCGAATGGTGCTCTGCAATGGGCATATGCTAATAGTTTTATTGAGGAAATATAATGCCGCTTAAATACAAATGGTCCGATACTGATTGGGTGAAGAGAAGAAGTCCTGATGCGATGCTACCAAAAAATCAACCAAACGAAGAACCATATAATTTTTATAATACATATCCTGACGTCCGTGCTGCTCTTATGGCGATATCTGTTCATGGCGAAGATTTAATTGGTGCCGAACTCGGTCTTTATCAGGCAGAGAGTTTTTGTACTATTCTTCAGGTATGTAAAAATGTCAAGAAATTGGTTGGCGTAGATATCTGGGAACCCTATCAAGATTGTCTAGGTGGTAATGATAAGTTCAAGAGAGATTTGAAACAAATAGAATTTATCTACAACACAGCAATAAATTATATCAATTATTGTGGCGAGTCTCATCGCGCAGAAGTCTTACAAATGGACACTGTAGAAGCAGCGAGTGAGTATGAAGACGAATACTTTGACTTTGTTTTCTTTGATGCTCATTTGACAGAAGAGCAACTCTTTTTTGAATTATCTGCTTGGTATCCTAAAATAAAAACTGGAGGATTAGTCATCGGTCATGATTGGCATATGCCCGAAACTAGTAGTGCTGTGTTTAAATTTAGGGATAAGAATAATATAACCAATCGCCTCTCTAGTTACGATTGCACTTTCATCTGGAAAAAATAATACTTGACATTTCAATCTATTTCATATAAAATTAGTATTCTTATTATGGAGAAACACTATGTCTGACGAAAATATCCCTCAAAACGATTACCCTACAGATTTTTTCCCGTCTGACCCTGAATACGGCAAAGGAGATAAACCCCTTGTTGGAGTTGTTGGTCATGGGTTTGTCGGTAAAGCAGTTGAACGTTCATTCTTACCAGAAGTTGAGAGGTTCTTGGTTGACCCCAACTATGGAACTGATATTGATCAATTGATTGAACAAGAACCAGCAATAACCTTTGTCTGTACCCCGACTCCTGTCGGTGGGGGTGGGCGTATCGATGCTGCTGTAACCGTTGATGCTATTCTCAAACTGATCCGCCGAAGCAAATCAGCAGTTGTTTTGAAGTCTACTGTCACGCCAGATGTTATTGATAAAATCTGTAGAGCGATTGCACCTGAACGAGCAGAGTGTCGTTTCGTCTATGCCCCTGAATTTCTTACTGAACGCAATGCAGATGAAGAATATTCTAACCCCAAATATATGGTTCTTGGTGGTGTTCCATCCTCTTGTAACCAGTTGCTTGAGTTCTTCCACTTCAACACTTTCATGCGCCTCCCAAAGAACACTGAAGACGATGGCGGTATTCACATCGTTACTCCTTCTGAGGCATCTTTTGTAAAATATGCTATCAATTGTTTCTTAGCGATGAAGGTGACTTTCTTTAATAATCTTTATGATGCATGTAAAGATGAATTGTATAGCACAAATCCTACTGTTGTCGCTAGAACCGTATCAGCAGAACCAAGGATAGGTGCGAGTCATTGGAGAGTCCCTGGTCCTGATGGCAAGAGAGGTTTTGGTGGTGCTTGTTTCCCCAAAGATATGGCAGCATTCAATGCGTATAGCGATAAGATGAAGATCATTGATGCAGTTCTTGAGATCAATAATGCTTATCGTAAAGAGTATGATTTGGATTCCCGTGAAGTAGAACAAAAGATTACTTTTGGCAAAAGGGATATCGAAGAAATTGAAGATAAAGAGGAGGATGCAGCATGAGCATCATGGACAAATTAAAGAAGAACAGCAAGATCAAGGCAGCATCAGAGCTGTCTTCATCTAAGTTCTTCGTCGACCAGAAACTAGTTGACACTGGTGTACCAATGGTCAACGTTGCTCTATCTGGAGATGTTGATGGTGGTCTTGCCTCTGGCCTGACTGTCCTTGCTGGTCCTTCGAAGCACTTCAAGACTTCGTTCGCTTTGCTTATGGCAGCAGCATATCAACGTGCTCATCCTGAAGCAGTCGTATTGTTCTATGACTCTGAGTTTGGTTCGCCTCAATCATACTTTGAGACTTTTGGTATTGATACTGAGCGAGTGCTTCATGCTCCTATCACGAACGTCGAGGAGTTGAAGTTTGATCTGATCTCTCAACTCGAGGAATTGGATGCCAAGGACGAAGTTATTATTGTGATTGATTCTATCGGTAATCTTGCTTCAAAGAAAGAACTTGAAGATGCTTTGAACGAAAAGGCAGTCGCTGATATGTCTCGTGCGAAAGCATTGAAAGGTTTGTTCCGTATGGCAACTCCTTATCTGCGTATGAAGAATATCCCTATGCTCGCCGTCAATCACACTTACAAAGAGATTGGCATGTTCCCGAAAGACATCGTCTCAGGCGGTACTGGTATCATGTACTCTGCTGATAATGTCTGGATTCTTGGTCGGCGTCAGAATAAAACTGGCACTGAAGTCACTGGATACGATTTTATTATCAACGTTGAGAAATCTCGATATGTACGTGAAAAGTCTAAAGTCCCTGTCTCGGTTTCTTGGGACGGTGGTGTTGAGCAGTACTCTGGTTTGCTCGATGTCGCACTTGCTGGTGGATATGTCGTCAAACCTTCCAACGGTTGGTATGCCACGGTCAACAAAGATACGGGTGAAATGACCACAAAGGTCCGAGAGAAAGATACTCGCAGTGCTGAGTTCTGGAACCCTATCTTTGAGAATACCGACTTCAAAGATTTCGTCCGTAAATCATTTCAAATCGGTGGCGAAATCTCTGAACTAGAGATGGAACTTGAAGAAGCATGAAAGATAGCGATGTAGGACTAGATCTTGGTGATATTCATCTTCATGAAGAAGATGTAATTGTCCACGATGTCACCGAAATGGATGACTTCATTATCACTGAAGATCCACTAGATCCTGATAACGAAGAAGCATGGGCAGTAGTCATAACAAAGGGTGAGTATAAAGATTGGGTTGTACGATTCCCCAAAATTGAACTCGCTGAGAATTCCGAACTTGAATTCACTTATGAGGTTGTGTTCATCCCAGATTCTTTTGATGGAAAAGATCTGGTTGATGTAGAACTAGCGAATTATTTCTCTTCAATACTGGTAGAGGTCATTGAGACTATACATGGTACTGAAGGGCAAATCTATCTTGATAAAAAAACAGGAGAACAAATTGTCGTCTGATATGCCTACCATGATTCTGCGCCATTTCTTCACTGATGAAGGATATATGCGCAAGGTTGTCCCCTTCATGGAACCAGCATATTTTGAAGGTGTGCATCAGCATTTGTTCAAAGAGTTTGCCAAATACGTCTCCCAATATAATTCTATTCCCAGTCTAGAGTCTTTCCGTATCTCGCTACAGGAGAGTGATACGAACATTCCTGAGCAGATATTCAGTCATGCCATGGATATTCTTCCTGACCTCTTCGCGAAGGATAACACGACTGACTCTGACTGGTTAGTAAAGAACACTGAGAAGTGGTGCCAAGACCGTGCGTTGTTTAATGCAGTCATGGAGTCTATTTCCATTATTGATGGAAAGCACCAGTCGCTCACTAAGAATGCGCTCCCCGACATTTTGTCGAAAGCATTATCCGTGACATTTGATACTAACATTGGTCATGATTATCTTGAAAACGCTGAAAGTCGTTATGAGTTCTATCACACTGTCGAGGAGCGCATCCCGTTTGACCTCGATTACCTCAATAAGATTACGAAGGGAGGACTCCCAAATAAGTCTTTGAATATTATCCTTGCGGGTACTGGCGTGGGTAAGTCTCTCTTCATGTGCCACTGTGCCTCTGCCGCCCTCGCTCAAGGAAAAAACGTCCTGTATATCACGATGGAAATGGCAGAGGAGCGAATTGCTGAGCGAATCGATGCTAATTTGCTGGATACCGCACTAGATCAGATAACGACTTTCTCGAAGGAGATGTTCGTTAAAAAGGT